ACAGGATGGCGACGTTCACCCCATCGATCGGGCGCATGCCGAAGCTGGCGAAAAATCCGCTCACAGTAGATCCTCCGCCAAGTACAGCAGGTCTTTGCTGATGCGCTTTGCCCAGCCACGACCGGCGTCTGGCCAGTTCTTGCGATCGGTCATGAAGCTGAGTCTTCCGGAAATGAACATGATGCCGAGGATCGCTGGCGGAGTCGCCTTGAAAGCGGCCAGAGTAACCGGTCCCACATGGCCATCATCCGCCACACCAGCCGCGCGCTGCAGATATCGAATAGCCGTATCACAGCCAGAGTTGACGGCGAAATCGAGCGCCTGAAATGCGACTGCGTTTGGAAGCTCGTCACCATTGACGACAGACCAGAAGTCACGGTAGTAGATTCCTTTCGCGTCTTCTTTCGTGAGGAGCGCGATGTTGACGTCCGGATAGGAGCGCTTGCTGATTCCCCAGCAGGTCTCGCCGCCCGGGTCTTTCGGGTCGTTGACATAGCCGCCTTCGTTGCCGAGGAGGCGCTCAATTGCGACGTTGAATTCCACGGCCGTTTTTCTCCCGCTCAAAGTCGATCGCCTGTGTGAACAGCTGCTCCTTGATGGTGGTGATGTCGCCTTGCAATTTTTCTAGGCGACGTTCCAGCTTGCTCTCGATGTTTGACTGGGCTGCGTCGGCGCGAATCTGTGTTCGTTCCAACGCGTCGATTCGGGTATCCATCCGCGCCCAAGTGGCGGATAGGCTTACGACCATCACACCAATTGTGATCATGTGCGGCAACCAAATCGACGCGCGGTTCATGCTTTCTGTCTCTTGCGGAGGCATCGTTATTCTCCCTTCTTCGTCGATTAGTGGGCAGGATTCAGGGGCTATGATTGGGTCGTGACGGCCGTCCATGTCGTTCCTCCGTCCTTGTTGACATACATACGATCGTTGGTTGTGCTGCCATCGGTTCGTAAATACAGAGAGCCTTTAGCGGCTGTCAAAGTTGGCGCACCGCTCCCGAAGAACACACCGAGATGCGCAGTGCTGGATATCTCGATGCCTGTTCCAGTCGTACCCCCTGCTGGTGGTGCGATACCGACAAGCGTTTTGAATTGACTTACCGACGAGTTGCCCGCGACAACCTGATTGTCTTGGGTGATTTGCGCGGAATAACCGACGGCGGTCGCGTTGCTATAGGCACCCGCAATAGAAGCAGACGCCCCTTTTCCGAGGAACGTATTTCTTCCGCCAGAGGTGACATTCAAACCACTCGCGGCACCAACGCACACATTGTCGCTTGAAGCACCTGCTAAATCGGTCATGCAGCCTTGGCCGATCAGAGTATTTGATCCAGACGCGCCGGTCAGAGTTGCACCAGCGTTTTGTCCAATGCCGACGTTTGACGCCCCTGTTGTTATTGCCGTCAGGGCGTTATCACCAACGGCTGTATTAAAGCCAACGGTTGTTTGAGAAGCCAAGGCGTTTGACCCGACCGCAACTGACTTTTGGCCACCGACGTTGGCGGCCAGTGCGCTAGACCCGACCGCTGTATTGTTGTCACCAGTCGATAACGTCAACGCCAAATATCCGAACGCTGAGCAGTTTGCACCCAGCGTATTACTTAACAGCGCCTGATATCCGAACGCGCAAATATTGCTGCCGGCAAAAGATTGGGCTGCAGCGGAACCTACGACAGTGTTCTTGTCTCCGCTTCCGACCGGTGCTGAAAAAAGAGCCCTTGCACCGATCGCGACGTTGTTCGATCCGGCCGTGCTTCCATAGCCTGCTTGATAACCAACGGCGACGTTGTCTGTTCCAGTTGCGTTTTGATTCCACGCACTATAGCCGACAGCAGTGTTGTTGCCGGCGGTTGCTGCAGCAAGGGCTGCTGAGCCGACCGCCGTGTTGTAGTTAGCAACAATGTTGCTTTGCAGAGTGCCGTATCCAAGCGCCGTATTGTCGCTGGCGGTTAAGACCTGCAATGCGTAACAACCGAATCCAGTGTTTCGATTTCCAACAACATTGGCTTTCAACGCCCAACTTCCGAATGCCGTGTTTAACGCGCCGGTGGTGTTTGCCGACAAGCTCAATAGCCCGTATGCGGTATTTGTAGTAATAGCTCCGCCACCGTAGACACCAGAAAATACTGTGGTTAAAAATGCACCGGTCGGGTCGACCACAACAAGTTTGTTAGCATTCCCCGTCAACCCGGGGAGTTTATTGAAACCTGCCGCAATGCTGGCCAGCTCTGTGCGAATCAGCGCGGACGAGAGCGTGCTGCGATTGATTGGCGTCGAACTCGGATTGTAGAAGTCGTTCATCGCAGCATCCTTCGCGGAAGGTAGTGATAGGTGATGGAGTTGAGGGTGTACGAATCGATATAGTCGGTCGACGAGGCGATCGCCACCTGCACGTTCTCGCCCGTACCGGTCATGTCGACCTCAAGAGGCCCGAGCTGCTGCCCATCCCAGTAGCCTTCATCCCATGATCCCGAATCCCATAGGCTGAATCCTTGCGTGGCCGATTCGAGCGTGTAACCCAACGACGGGTCAATGTTCGGTGACCCGTAACCGAGCTGGTAGCTGAACTGAATTGCAGCGTAGCTGGTGCTGCTGAATTCAATGGATGCCTGTTTGTAAGCTTTCAGCCAACGCGGCGATCGCATTGCATCCCAGTTGAGGATTGCGAATGCGTCGATGTTTGCGCCGTCAAACGAGGTACCCTTCTCCAGCTGCATGACGTAGCCACTGGTAGATCCGAAGAACGACGCTCCGTACCCGTTGGTCATTTCACTTTCCCACGTCGAGTACACAACGTCAGGAAAGTAGACAGGCATGCAGCCGAGCGGTTTGCCATTGGAGAGCGTGATATAGAGCCCGTACCCGTCCGTGAAAAACAACCGGTACTGGTTCTTCTGGCGCATCAGCGTGCATTCCGCGATGGCTGTCAGCTCCTGTGAGATGAACGGCAGGATCCGTGAGGTGAGTGACGCGGACAGGAAGTTACCGAAATTGATTGTTGTGTTGATCGTGGTCACACCCTCGTTGTTGCAGAAGAAGGTGTTGCCTGCGTTCACCATCGAGTACTCGATCGCGCCCGCACCGACGTTAAATGGCACCAGCGTGAATGTGGCGGTGTTGACTCCATAGAGCATGAACAGGTTGCCGCGACAAAATACCGCCAGCGTGCCTGTTTGCTGCGAGCCCGGTTGCACCACCAGCCCACTTACCGTATCGCCTGTCGGCACCTCCACACCCGTTGCAAAGCGATACGGCTGGGCAGTTTCACTGATCACCACGGAGCTGCTGATCGAGATCATCAGGCAATTGCGGTGCACGACGATGTGACGCGGCGTGTCGGTCACCGCGCCTGTGCTGATCGGGCAGTAGTAGGTGCCGTCGAATTCGAAGCATCGATTCACACCATCGGCACCATAGACGCGGATGGTGGAGGCTTGACCAAAGAAGTTGCCGGTGACGCACTCATACTTGCCGCCGGCCAAGATCGTGATTTGCGTACCTACTGTGCGGACCTTGGCCGTCGCGCCGCCCGTGAACGTAACCGTCTCACCGACCGTGAATGCACCGCTCGGGGCAGTGATAATGAACCGGCCACCGTCCGCTGTCGTGGCAGCCGTGCGCCACGCTCCCGTGGCCAGCATCACGCGGCGCAGGACGGCCGTCTTGGCACTAATCCCACCGGTCATCGTCTCACCCTCGGCTGGCGGCGTGATACCCCCTGTGCCCGTGCCTACGGCCGTATCGAACGTGATCTCGTAGGGGAGCGTGATCGCGGACCAGCCACCGGCAGTAGACTTCCATAGGCCGACCTTCGTGTGATCGGCGGCCAGTGCGCGAAACGCATACATGACGTCGTTGTAGAGGAACTCACCCAAGCACGCACCGAAGCCGGCAGCGCCTCCGACGGGCTCGATGTCGGCGCGATAAATGTCGGCGGCCGCGTTCAGGTAAACGGCCCTCTGCTTAGCTGTGAGCAGAACTGTCTGCGTTACAGCGGTACCGTACAGCGTAGCCAATCCCGTGTCCATGACGTCGTGCGTGCTATCGAAGGTACCGGTCACCTTTGTCAGCACGAGATAGTTTGCACCCAGTGCAGCTACCACTCCGGTAGCCAGCGAGGTGACCTGCTTGACCGATCCGCCGACAGCAGGGGTGTTGCTGAAATTGTTTATCTGGACGATCGTGTACGTGGCGGCACTTGGTGCGGGTCGGCCGTCAAAGCGTTCGTAGCCCTTCACGCGCGTGTAGCCGCCCGTTACCGCGATCTCGTAGTTGACCGAATACTTCAGGTAACCAGTTGGCAGGGACAGCGTCGGCGACACAAGATCCAGCCCGCCACGCAGGAGCGTGGTGCTGGTCTTGATCTGGCCGAGGCGTCCGTCTCTCATCGGAAGTACACCGGCGGCAGGCGCAGCTTCTCAAGACGCTGCATCATTTTCGAATACTCGCGCTCGCCGCGCGCCAGCACCTCTGGCGCGGACTCGTAGAACCCGTAGCTCTGCATGGCCATGTAGACCAGCATCAGGTGGTACTGCGCCGGCAGCTCAGGTGTGTCGGCGTCAGCGGCCAGTATCTGCGGGGCGCGGAAGTATTCTCCGGTTACAGTGTAGCCGGCCGCAGGGTATGGACCCAGCAGAAGGTCGGTTGCGTTCGGGTGGATCGCCACCACCAGCGGCCGCGTCTGCGTGTATCGCGTCGCACCGTAGTTGTAGTTCTCGCGCCAGCCGTCGTAGGTGCAGTCGCCGTCCATGTCGACTTCACTGATGTTGCCGTTGGCCGTGACGTAGTTGCGGAACCGCCACGGCACCCACTCGCCAAACGTGTCGGCCGTGATACCGCACTGGGCAGGCGTGTACTGTGCCTGCCCAGCGACGGTGGCGAAGCTTGCGGGCAACAGCATCCAGCCCCAGTCGGTGTACTTCGTTTCGAGATCGGTGAGCGCAGTCGCCACCCACCCACAGATGCGATTGAGTTCACCTGTGTTGCCGACGACACTCACCGGCCCGGGGCCGCTGATGTCGCACTCGATCGCCGCACGCTGACAGAGCTGGAGGTAGTTCATTAGCCTTCTCGCAAGATCTTCTCGATCCAGTCACGGCCTGCTGGACTGGGATCGTGGATGATGGAAACGGGTGTGGCGGAGCTGGTCATGCGATCGACGATGTTGTCTTCGTGATCTTCGTAGCGCGCCGTGCGCGTCTGCACGTTGTCGTGCTTGGCACGCAGCAGCACCTCGACGAACTTCCGCTTGGTGGTGACCGGGATGCCGACGGGCAACCAGCCCTTCTTCACCCACTGGCCGTTGATGAGCTGCTCGGCACCTTGACCGTTGACCCAGCAGTCCCAGATCTTGGGCGCGAAGCGTCCCTGACCGGGTTCGATGCGGATCGTGACGGGGTCTTCGGCGAACAACACGTCAGCCATGTAGCGGCTCAGCGGCTTGCCGCCGTCGAGCGCGGGAGCGATCGCGATCTCCTCGCGATTCGGCATTTCATCGAGGGACAGGAGGATCGGATCCTTCTGGCCACTTGGAAAGTCGCCGGGGTTGATCTCAGGCCTGCGACGCATTACGGGTGTGTTTACGGCATCCATGGTCAATATTTCCTAGGGTTGGTTGTACAACGGGAAATGGGGGCCGAAGCCCCCATTCTTACTACGACACCTGCGGACGGTCGGGCAGGGTGAAGCAGTCCACGTAGGTGATGCTGGTATTGGCCGGCGGGCCGGTCAGGTTGCTGGTACCGAAGGTCCACGCGGCACCGGAGGTACCCACCTTCACGATCACATACCCGAACGGGCACATGGTGTCGGGAATCGGTGGGAACTGCGGCGCGATGATGAACTTCGTGTTGGCACCGGAGGCGGCGAGGTCGGTTGCCTGAATATGGCCTTGGCAAACCTTGATCGCACCGGCGGCGTCGAAACCAACAACGAACACGCAACCATACGCTGCGGTGGAAGTACCCGCAGGGATGGCCGTGAACGCGAGGCCAGTGGCGGCATCGGTCGTCGGCGTGACGATGTTGGCGGTGGCCGCCTTCGAGTAACCCTTGCCGCGAATGCAGTAGGGCACCGTGTTGGCGGTGGTGATGGTGCTGGTGGTTCCCGCAACGAGACCGGCGATATTCACCGCCATCGTCAGGGGGATTTGGGTCAATGCATCCATGAGTGTTTCCTTTCGAAAAATTACGTGGCAGCGCCAAGGATGACCGTGGGGTCAAACGCGCCTTGGGGGCTGAAGTACACGACGTTGGTGTTGGCGGCATCGAGGAGCGTGGTGCCTCCTACGAATGGGGCGGTTGTCGGGTTGACTGTGAATCCCCCGATCAGCGCCTTTCCTTGCGGAGGTGACGGCCAGACAACATTGGCCAATGCCGCACCCTCGGTACCCATCGCGGAGGTGATTGTTCCGGCCGCGTCGATATACCAGAGATAGACATTGAACTTGTTTTGCGAGGTCGTACCGACGAAGGTGACGAGGTTGGTGGCAGCGGCGATCGAGAGCATTGTTCCGCCCGCAATTGCTGCCGTTGCCGTTGCGCCTGTCTTCGCGTCGATGTTGCCTGCGCCCTTGATGACGATACCAGCACTTCCCAGCATGCAGGAATTGTAGCGATCGGCGAGGGCGTTGATGACGATCTGCACAAACCGACGCATTTGCGAGTCGGGAATGGCAGCGAGGTAACGTGCGATGGTGTCTTGCATGAATGTCTCCTGTTGGTTGTTGGCGTGAGCCGGTTAGCTCACGCCATCTTGATTAGGTCAAGACCTTCAGGCCGACGTTGGCAACCGCCATCCATCCGTTGTTCTCGATGAAGCACGCCTTCCACCAGATGGTACCGGCGTAGCCGCGTTGACCGAACGGATCCTCTTTCGACTCCACGCCCGGAGGCAGGTAGGTTGGCTTGAGGGATTCCTTTCCGCGCACCGCGAGCTGGCTCCACGCATCCTGCCCGCAGATGATCAGCGGATAGACGTCGATGTTGGAACCGGTGGTCGAGATCAGGCCGGTGGCACCAACCGCAGCGCCAGCGTCCTGAAAGCACGGCAGGTCCGGGTGGGTGATGAACCGGAAGCGCTCGCACTTGCCGACTTCGTTGGGAAGCGACGAACCCGACGCGTACTTCTCCACGGGGGTGAAGTTCGGCAGGTCGTTGATGTCCGGTTCGCAGTCGGTGTGGCAGTACACGAACCAGCCGGCGGCGACGGCGCTCGTACCGTAGTACGGGCCGGCTTTCAGGATGGAGGTCGTGAACTTGGCGTGGTTGGCTTGCAGGTTCTTCGCCACCTTGCGCAGCAGGCCCAGCGTCAGGCCGCCGTTGACGGTCGCGCGCGTGGTGCCGGTACCACCATAGTACTGGTTGGTACAGGCCTTCAGCGCCCCGTAGATGATCAGCTCGTTGACGAACGTCACGCGCTCGCCGACTTGCTGGATCATCGCCTTCGGGATGTCGTCTTCGTACATGTCATACGTCTTGTCGGTGAACCCGTACAGGCAGCTGTATTGCTGGATGACGACCGTCACGTCTTGCGGCGTGATGGAATCCGGCAGCGGTGTCACGCCTTCCTGCGTCAGGTGCGCCTGCACGATCACGTTGCCGCGATCGCCGGTACCGTTGCTGAAGAACTGGTTCATCGTGCTGGAGTTGGTCGCGGTCGCGCCGTACGGCAGGAAGCGGCGCGCGACGTAGGTGTCGCTGTTGTTACCGGGCATCTTCACTTGCCGGCCTTGCTTGCTGAGAATTTCAGCAGGCTCGGCGTGGGCCATGATTTCGCCCTTGTACTTGTTGATTCGCCCGGGGGTCAGGGCGAAGGTTTGCATCGTCATGATATGTCTCCGTTAGGATTTGGTTTCGTTGTACCCTTGAAGGAACTCGTCCTTCTCGGGCGTGGGGCGAACACCACCCGCCGAGCTGGCTGGGTTGATGTTGTCACGCAACAGTTCTTTCCGACTTGGGGGTGGTGGAGTGTCTTTCTTCGCAGCAGGTGGCGGAGGTGCCTTGAATTTCTTGTAGTCGGTGATCGTCGGGATCATGACCGTCGAGTCCCATGAATCCTCGCGGTTGTTTTCCTTCATCCACTTGTGAAAACCGCTGTCCTTGAAAATGTCTTCGGCGTCCGGGTGAACCTTTTTCACGGCCTTGATTTCGAGCTTGTGCTCGATCTCTTCGGCCAGCTGCGGCAGCGCGTGCTTCACGCCATCCTGCACCAGCGACGCGATGGCGACGGGATCCACGGAAGAGCCACCAGTACCCTTGATCTTGCCGAGCACGTTGTTGAACGCGTCGACCATGTCATCACCGAGGTACTCGTAGTTTTCGACGAGCTTGCCGAGGTCGTCCTTCGTGACCTTGGGAATCTCGCCGCCCTTCGGGACAGCAGCCTGCAATGCTTTCAGCACCTGTTGCGCGCCACCAATCTGGCCGAACGCCTTGTCGAACTTGCTGCCCATGTCGGCGCGGAGTTCTTCGAGGGCCGTCGTCGTTCCCATCACGCGGGCGTACTCGTCCGCTGTCAGGGTATGCGTCTTCGGTTCTTCAGCTGCGGGTGTGGCGGGCGTTGCTGCGGGAGCTGCACCATCTACTGGGGGCAGGTCACCAACCAGATCTTCGGCAGGCGTGTCTTCGGCGCTCGGCGTTTCCGTCGTCGCGAGGACTTCCTTTCCAAAATACCCGGAAGCAAGGTCATCAACTGCTGCGTGTTCGTCACTCATGTTGCGTCTCCATTCGAATCGTCCCATTGCTGGGAATCTCAACATCCGGCGTTGCCGTCGGTGTCACCTCTTGCCGTCTGTATCGGCGGCGTTAAATAAAATCCGATACTACTTGTGGATCCGGGTCGTTGACTGCAAGCAACCCGTTTATTTCTGCGATGCGTCCGCGAAACTTCCACGTCTGTTCCTCAGTCATGTCGCCGGCCAGTTGCCCGGTCAGCTGTAGCTTGCGTTCGTCAAGATGCTTCATCAGTTTCATGAAGGCAGGTGTTTGGCGATCCGCTTCCGTGAATATGAGGCTCATGGTGTCAGGCTCGTTGAAACTTCATCGCGTACTAAACTTGGTGTCGTGTCGACACGTAATGTCTCGTTATGTTTGATTTTGTCGTGCGTTCTGTCAAGCATGGCCTGCTGCTGGGCAACCTGCAGCTCGGCGGCGGCCAGCTCCTTGCGGGTTTGCTCGATCATGGCGGTCTTGGCCAACTGCGCCTTGACGGCATCCAACGAGATCTTCTGGTCGTTGGCGTACTTGAGCAGCGCCAGCTCGCGCTCCAACATCAGCTCCTCGCGACGAGCGTCGGCTTGGATGCGATCGCGTTCTGCCAGCGAGTTGTTGTAGGCGGTATCGCGGTCGCTGTCGACCTTCGATTTCTCCAGTACAACCTGATCGTGGCCTTGGGCGATCTTCTCCGCGCTCTGCGCACGTACCTGCGCGGCCATGACGACTGGCGGCGGTGGTGGGGGCTGGGAGTCGAGCTTGGCCTGCTCCTCGGGCGTGTACGTGAAGTTGCGTGGATCGAGCTTCTGCGAACGCAGCGACTCCTTGGCGGCCAACTTCGGGTTGATGCCGTACTGGGGATTGAGCGACATGGCCAGAATGTTCGGCATGGCGAGCGACTGGATGTAGCGTTCGACCATCGCGCTCGATCCGTGGGCGTTGATGCGGAAGTCACCCTTCTCGTCATCAGGCACGTCGTCGTCGAGCAGCAGCCACTCGTAGGACTGGTCGACCACCGGCTCGGTGATCGTGTCGTCGAGCACATGACCGATGGCGCGCAGCAGCTGGTTGGCGTTGTTGTCCTGCAGCTGTTGGCCACCGAGGGTCTCGGGGGTCTGCTTACCCGACTGGCCTTGGCTGATCAGCGGGATGTTGCTGGTTTCCTCGCAGAGCTTGAAGCCGTACTCGATGATGCCCATCATCTCCTTCTGCACGTTCGGGAAGTCGAACGTGATGAAGGCCTTGCGTACGTCATCCACCGTGGCGTCGGCGTTCTTGAACCAGAGCTTGTCGGGATAGATCTCCCAGTTCTTGTCGGCCGGAGTCACACAGCTACGGTCGAGCACGATCTGCGAGCCCGCTGATTTGGCGGCGTTGACCAGCATGGCGCGCGTGGCAGCCGTGATCATGCGCTGCGGCATGCGGATCTGCTCGCACACACCCACACCCGCCCAGAAGCCCGCACGGCGCGTCCACGGCATGCAGTGGTAGTTGAACCGCCCAGACTGCAGCGGGTTGACGGTGACGCGCACGATGATGTCGTTGATCATCGTGATGATTGCGTGCTGGCCCTTCTCGTTCTTCGTGAGCTTGGTGGCACCCGCTTCGATGCACGCCTCGATGTCGTCGGCCGTGAGGCGTCCACTGAAGTACCACGTCTCGAAGCGCCCGTCGTCGCGCATTTCCTTCTTGGCCATCGGGCGATCGTTGTGTACCTGCTTGTGTTGCGGGCCCTGCCTCAACACCATGGCGATCCGCCCCGGGAGATAGGCGGGATTGTCGAGCAGCTCTTCGACCGATCGCGGTGACAGGTAGTCGAGTTCAAAAAGGTAGCTACCCTTTTTAATGTCCTCGCCACAGGATGGATCCGGGTAGATGTTCCATAGGTCCACCCACTTGTAGGCGGGTACGATCTTCTCGACGATCGTCAGCGTGCCATCGCTCATGGCCTTGTCGTAGCGCACCTGCGGGAACGGACCCTTGAGCACGCCGGCACCCAAGCGCGCGGCGTCGTGAATGACCTTGCGCATCTCGCCCGGGTAGTGACTCTCCACCATCCAGTCGTAGATGCGCTTCTCGGCCTTCTTGGCCGCATCCTTAGCCATGTTCAGCTTCTCTTCGGCGAGATCCGCCTTGGTCAGCGGCACGGTCGTCGGCGAGGACGGCTGGCCATCAGGGCCGGGCGGCAGCGAGCTGCCCACGGCCGTGGCCATCGCGGTCTTCTCTTCCGGCTTCAGGTCGCGTTCCAGCGGACCATGGATGGGATGCACGACCTGCGTCTTGTCGTCGGCCATCTTGACCAGATCCGGAACCGGTGTCGGGTCGAAACTGAATGCCTTGTCGTCGATCGGCAGCGAGATCTCGCACACCTTGGCGGTGCCGGCATCGACGTAGCGGCTGCTGACGCGCACGAAGGCCGTGGAGCGCACCTTGCTGCTGGAGTTCGGGCGGCGGTCACTCGTCGTCACCGGTCCTTGCATCGAGGTCGGCTTCGCCCAGCGCGAGCCCATGAACTCGTGGCGGTTCTCGTCGTCGATACCGAGGTACGCCTCCTCACATTCCATCCATGTGTCCTCGATACCGGACATGCGACGGCCCGTGATGGCCTCCTCACGCTTGGTCAGGATCACCTGCTCAAGAGCGCTGATGCGCAGCTTGCCATGCTCCTCGACGGCAGCCATGACCTGCGCGACTTCGTTCGGGATGTGCAGATCGTTCATAGACAGATTTGTCCCATTAGAAGTGGTGATCCACCGCCACCGCCGCCACTAAGTTTAAATGTAGCAATTGCAGCGCACCAAGATATCGATGCGTTGGTGGCGAAGGTTGCAGTTTCGGTAACTATGCTGGACAGCACTTTATAGGCCGCAGACCCACCAACATTCGAATTCGAATCTAGTTCTTCGAACTGTTCTGCATATCCAGCAGGTGGCGTTATCGTAGTAAGAATTGTGCTGTCACTGAAGGTAAATCCGGCGTACGAAACTTCACTGGCTTGGGCGGTGGCTCCAGATGTAGTAGCGCTCGGAGCAAGACTTGATGTTGGCCCAGCGCCTCCAGTTGCGTCACCGGCACTTGCACTGAAATTGTCCCACTCATCGAACACGCAAGTGACGTAGTTGCCGATTCCCGTGTAGCTTAGGACGACGTTGGCACTCCCACCGGCGATATTTTGCGCCAACCATATTTCGGTATAGGTACCGGCGTCACCCAATCTTTCCACGACTTTTGTGGCAGCCGTGCCTGATACCGTTATTCCAGAAATACGAGACGCGTTGGCAAAGAACGAAACCACAATTACCACACTATTGTTCGCCGTGAAATTAGATGGCGCGGTAAATGTGGTTGAGCCGGAAGTGGAATTGATTTGCTTCTTACCGGATGTTTGTACGATCCCGCTCATTAGTAGAGAACCCCCGGTATCTGATTACCCAATTGCTCCCAGATGTACTTGGTCAGCGATTGCGCGGAACCGTCAATGCTGTTGCCTGTGCAGAAGCCACGCGCCGACGAGGCAGCCATGTCAGACTTTATTCGCGCTTCGTTCGGCCACGGCCACAGGTGGGTCGTCTGTAACGCCTCAACGCCTGTATCGCCAAATCGCGTACCGTCAATGCCGTAGCAGTACATGATGGTGGCCCCGATGTCACCTCCCCCGGATCCGACACCACTGAGCGCCGACCCGGCTTCGATACGTACAGGGTACTTCAGGCTGGCGGGAGAGCCGTCGGAATATTGGTTGGCGGTGTGCACACCGACCGTCGGTGTCGTCTGGTTGTATGGTGTCGTGGCACCAAACACGCTGGTGTACTGCGGCGTAATGCTGGAGTTCAGCCCGCGATCGAAACCATGAATCAACACGTTGGTGACCGAGTTGCCGGGGCTCGAAGGTGCTACACGAATACCATCGCCAACCACACCACTGTTGACTGCGGTAACACCCTGCATGGTCAGATCACCGCTCGCGCCTATGTTCGGCCCATAGGAGTTGGCACCGCCGTTGCAGATCGCAACGAAATTGGTAACCGTCCACGTCGGAGAACCCACGGTCGCGTCGGCCTCAAACGTCATCGCACCGTCCTGTGCATTGATCGACATGCAACCCAACCATTTATTCCTACCCTCATCTTGGCCGGTCGTGTGTTGGGCGGTCGCAAAATCAGCGTAGGCGTTGCCTGCCGCGACTGCGGCCGCATCCAGAATGCGGTCGACTCCGATCATGTTCAGCAGCGAGCAGTCGGTTGATTCATAAACCGTGAAGCCAACATTAGGCGCACCTGCGGATGTACATGCTGTGGTTGAGCACCCGTCGCCACGAAATACAAACCGTCGCCATACGTTCCTTGGTGCGCGGTAGTTGATGGCAATAATCCTTTCACCGGCTGCCCACGCCCAACAATCTTCGATCAGGTTGTACTCACACGGGCCGCCTGTGACTGCGTCACCTGTGCCAACACCGAATGCGCCAGAGCATGCGACATTTTTCAGCGTGCAGAAACCGCCGTTGTAAATGTTGAC